CTATTGCTAGTGCTGGTGGCGGTGGCGGTGGTGGAGCTGGTCAAACTGGCGGCCCTGGTGGAGCGGCTGGTACGAATACATCACAAACACAGAATTTAGCCGCAGGTCAAGCTGGTAGTGTAAGTGCTGCAGGTGCTGGTGGTACTGGTGCAACTCCAAACCAAGGTGACTCACGAGGAGAAGGCGGTAACGGTGGTGCAGGTGGTGGCTTTGGTTCTGGTGGACAAGCTGGACAAGCTCATACACAAGGTGCTAACGGTGGACAATCAGGAGCTGGTGGAGCTGGTGGAGCAGCAGGTAAAGCTATTAATTTAAATGGTAATCAAGTAACATACGAAGATGGAAGTGGAAATGTCCAAGGAGCAGTATCATAATGAGTAACCCAGTTTTATATAGAGCATGGATTCAAAACAAAAAAGTTGTACATCGTACTTATTGGGCAGGAAACGAGGATGATGAAGTTAAAAAAATTAAAGCTGAAATAGCAAAAAAATTTCCTGGTGAAACATGGCCACACGAACCTAATGTGTGGGGTGTAAAAATGGGAGCAAATAAGTACAGTCTACATGGTTGTAGTTGTGCTCCTGATTATAAAGATAGTAGTAAAATACAAAACAGTATTTTGTTAAACCATGACTTTATTAAATATTTTTATGACCTAGATACTACAACAAAAACGATGGAAGTAGTTTATAAGAAAGGAGCTGTTATGCCTGTAGTAACAGTCCCTAGCAATCTTACCGTAGAATATGTAACTGATATGTGTAATGCTTCTTTTCAAATGCAGGCTACACAAGCTATATATGTTACTGGCACGAATGATAATGTTTGGACTTGGGCTGAATCATTAAAATCAGATATAGTCATGCCGATTTCAAAAAGTAAAAAATTAGCACATGCAGACGATATGTACAAATTTCAATTTAATAATGCAAAAGAACTAACAGAAGTTGTTTTAGTTGCCCATCTTGAAAGATATATGGTATATGGAGAAGGCACTAATTTGTATGAAGAATATACAGCTGATTACGCAGACGAGCTTACTAACCTAGCTGATACTGAAATTGTAGTTCCAAAATTTGATAATCATGGTAATCGTATAGCTCAAAATGTAAGTAAAGAAGATATAGGAGAATATGTAAAAGTTCCTAAATCAGATGGTTCTGGTGGCTATGATATTGTAAAATTAAAAGACTTGTAGGGGGTGTTATGGCTAATGGAGTTGAATGGGGTATAGGGCCATCTCATGTAGTTACAAGAACTAATCATATAACATTATTAAGATGGGGATTTTGGTCGCCATACTTTGCTTTCTTTTTTTCTAAAATATTGCCAGTTGAACAAGTCATGCACGACCATGAGGGAAACTTTATTGCTTTTCTTTTGTGGGGCAGATATACAGAGTATGTTAGAGTGCCTGGACAAAAAGAACTAGAAGTAAATAAATATCGTTGGGTTAATATTGTTAAGTGGGATACATTACATTTAATAAAATGTGATAAACCTGTGTATACCATACAGTTTATGGGTAAAAAAATGCATGAAGTTGTTGTTGAATATAAAGGTAGATTAATTCCTTTTAAAAGACTATGCAAACGAGATGGTAGGTATAGAAGCAAAAAATGAGTGCAATTATAAAAACAATTAAACAAGATTGGGATATTAAAATATATAATCAAAGAAAAGAATGTCCTTATTTGGTTATAGATAATTGGTATACTCAAGATGAATTGTCTGCTGTGTGGCATGAATTAAACATGTATCTTACTCAACCTATAAAAGAAAAAGCAGACGATGAAGGAAGTCCTGTTGCAAAAGAAGATGGAGTTGCAAAATCTAATGCATTTCGTTTTCACGTTTGGGATTATTATACACAAAAAGGTAGGGATATATCTCCTATATTACGTAATATGTATAAACAAAGAACTAAAGAGTTTCACGATATAGTTTTAGAAACTATGCCTTTACATCATAATAATTTTATTAACACTAATACTGATGCTAGCTTTATTGGTTATTATGACAAAGACCAATATTATAAACCACACCATGATAGCGTTCAGTTTACTTGTTTAATATGGATGTATAAAGAACCTAAGAAATTTTTTGGAGGTAACACTAGACTTGTACCTATTGATGCAACTATTGAATGTATACCCAATCGCATGTTGTTTTTTCCTAGCTATATACAACATGAAGTTACTTCTTTAAAAGCAAGTAAAAATATTCCATTTGGCTATGGTAGATTTGGTATTACGCATTTTTATAATTGGAGTTCTTCTAACTCATAAAAGGTGCATTTACTATACTGTTGATATAAAATAGGGTATTATTAATATCGGAGTGTATTATGATTGGATTAATTGTAAATGGCTTAAGTAAAGCGGTTGGAGGATACTTTGAACATAAAGGCAAAGAATCAATCGCAAAGTCTGAATTAAAAATAGCCGAGATAGAAGCTAAAACAGCGGTAAAAAAGAAAGTTGCAGAAGGTAAGGTTGAATGGGAAACCGCTATGGCAAAGGCTTCTGACGATTCCTGGAAGGATGAAGCATGGACGCTGACTTTCATTGCTATAATAATTTTTAGCTTCATTCCGTACTTTCAACCATTTGTTGCTGAAGGTATACAATTCTTAGCTACATTTCCAGAATGGCTACAATGGTCTATAATGGCAAGCATCGGAGCATCTTTTGGGCTTAAATCAATAGGAAAATTTACTAAGTGATGATAAAAAGAATACACGTTAATCAACATGTTATGAAAAGAAATGCAAAAACAGGAGAAAGAGAGCCTGTTATAACTGTTAAAACTTCAAAGCAAAATATATACGGACACACAGTTGAAATAAAAGGAGCATCAAAAGTTGTATATTCTCCTGATAAACCACTATCTTGTGGGGCAAAAGTTTGGATGGAAACTAATGAAACTTGTATAATAGATAATGGCAAAGAAAGGCTAGAGGTTTAGTGATGTTTAAATTATCAAAGAAATCATTAGGTAAATTAGATGAAGTAAACCCTGATTTACAGAAATTAGTTAAGAATGCTATAGGTTTATCAACCATAGACTTTGGTATATCAGAAGGAATGCGAACCAAAGAAAGACAACAAATATTATATAACACAGGTAAAAGTCAAACTATGAACTCAAGACATCTTACAGGTCATGCTGTAGATGTATATGCATGGAAAGATGGTGCAGTATCTTGGGAGTTTGAAGATTATGAAACAATTAATGTTGCTTTTAATCAAGCAGCAAAACTTACCAACATTCCGTATGTATGGGGCGGTTCGTGGAAAACATTTAAAGATGGACCTCATTTTGAATTAAAACGAGAAAAGTAATATGGCATTAAAAAAGCTTATATTTAAACCAGGAATAAACAGAGATAGAAGTAACTACTCTTCTGATGGCGGATGGTATAACTGCGATAAAATAAGATTTAGACAAGGATACCCTGAAAAAATAGGTGGTTGGACTCCAATCAATATAACTCCTTTTGTAGGCGATTCTAGTAGTATTATACAATATGGCACAACTGATGGTAATGAGATAATTAGTATTGCTACTAATGAAAAAAATTATATTCTTAAAGGAACTACTCTTACTGATATAACTCCTCTAAGAATTACTTACACATCAGCTACTAGCCCATCAACAGATAACTGTTTTAAAACTACTGATGAGTCAACTACGGTGGTAGTCACGATAACAGGACATGGTGGTTCAAATGGAGATTATGTCACTTTTAGTGGTTCTGCTGCGGTTGGTGGAGTAACAGCTGCTAACTTAAATACAGAGTTTAAAATAGCTAACGTTACAAATAATACATTTGAGATTACAGTAGCTGCTGCCGCTACATCTACTGTTTCTGCAGGTGGTGGCACAAGTATAGTCGCAGCTTTTCAACATCCTGTCGGTGCTTCTACAATAACTTTTGGTTATGGTTGGAGTGCAGGCACATGGGGTAGAGGTACATGGGGTTCTAGTGCATCCACTCCTATTGCTATTCCAGCTAGATTAACATTCCAAGACCAATTTAATAATGATGTTATATACAATATACAAGACTCAGATATATTTTTCTTTGATTATGATGCTAGTATTAGTAATCGTGCTGTTAAACTTAATACTGTAGTTGGTTCAAGAGCAGTACCAGAACAAGTAGGTAAAGTAATGTTTGCAGCAAGTGGACATTTACTAGCTCTTAGCTGTACTTCTTTTGCTCGTAGCACTACCGCAGGACAGTCTATATCTAGTATCACTAGGTCTGGCACCACAGCGACAGTAACTACAGGGTCAGGACATGGTTTAAGTGTGTATGATTGGGTTCAATTTGATGGTCAAGCACCATCAGCTTATCAAGGTGAGTTTCAAGTAGCTACTGTACCATCAAGTACTACTTTTACTTACACATTACCTTATGACCCAGGAAGCAGTGCAAGTCCAGCAGGGACTTATGTTAAAGTAGTTTACTCAGGAACTCTCGACCCAATGCTTATTAGGTTTGCTAATGTAGATGCTACTACAGGACCACAACCTACAGAGTGGAAACCTGAGCTTACTAACAGTGCAGGGTTTATACGAGTAAAACAAGGCTCACAAATTATTACTGGATTTAGAACTAGACAAGAGGTTCTTATCTTTACTGATATAGCACTATCAAGCCTACAGTTTTTAGGTACAGAAGAAGTATTTGCTTTACAAGAGATTAGTGACAGTATCAACATTATTGGCCCTAAAGTAGTGGCTGAGGCTAACAATGTTGTTTATTGGATGGGAGCAGATAAATTCTTCGCCTATGATGGTAGAGTTAATACACTGCCATGTACTTTAAAACAGTATGTATTTGAAGATATGAATAAAGAAAATGGCTTTTTAAATTTTGCAGGACTTAATAGTGAGTTTAACGAGATTATATGGTTCTATTGTTCAAGCAGTTCTAACACTATAGATAGATATGTTATATTTAATTATGAAGAAAAAATTTGGTATTTTGGTAATTTAACAAGAACTTCGTGGGCTAATTCTGGAACTATTAAGTTTCCGTTAGCTACTTTTAATGGATATGTGTATAAACATGAAGATGGCAAAGACAATGTAGAAACTCCTGGTGCAGCTCCAACCCCTATAGAATCTTTTATTGAATCAGGAGATATGGGCATAGAAGATGGTGATAGTTTTGTTTTAACTAAGAGAGTCATACCTGATGTAAACTTCACTAACTCTGATACTGCAACCGCACAAGGTGCAGCATTAACTCCAGAAGTACAAGTAACTGTAGGAGTTAGAAACTTCCCTGGTGCTGCTAGTAGTACTTCCAATGTTGCAGGTAATACTTTATCAAGAGACGTAGTGACCACTGCCAGCGTTGACCAATATACCAATCAAGTATTTGTCAGAGCCAGAGGTAGACAGATGAACTTTAAAATAGCTAGTGAAGATGTGGGTGTACAATGGCAACTTGGTACTACACGAGTAGACTTTAGACCAGACGGTAGGAGAGGCTAATGGCATCAAACATACCATCAACCAAAGGGCCTAACTTAGCTAACCCACCAGCAGAATATGATGCAGGGCAAGAACTACAGTTAGTAAATCAGTTGCGTTTGTACTTTAATCAAATAGATGGTAATAATAATCAAGTAAAAGAAAGTGTAGACGCATTAAATACATTGAATTGGTTGGGGGACAACTAATGGCATTTCAAAAGATTACACCAACAAGATTAGCCCAAGCAGCAAGCACTACAGCTTTCTTGGCTATCTATACTTGTCCTACTGGGACTCGTACTTATATAAAAGATATCACAGTGTGTAATACTACAGGTAGTGCAGTTACTTTATTTTTAAGTTTAGTGCCTAACCAAGGTACTGCAGGAACAGCTAATGCTTTATTTAATGCATCTAGCATAGCTGCGAATACTACGTTTCAATGGAAGGGAACTCAGATTATGAATGAGTCAGAAACTCTACAATTTAAAGGCAGTGCAACAGGCTTGACAATTAACATTTCGGGTGCAGAAGCTGTAGATTAAGGAAATAAATGATGATACTATACAATGAACATAAAAGGATTATTATAAGCTTATGAGCCTAGGAAATATTTTACAAGCCTTAGCACCGATAGCCGCAGGAGCTTTGGTACCAGGAGGAGCAACACTACTTGGGTCAGCTGCATTACCTTCTATTGCTGCAGGAGCCGCAACGGGTGCAGGTATTGCTGCGTTATCAGGAGATGACCCTTTAATGGGAGCTGTTTCAGGTGGTCTTGGAGGATTTAGTGGCGGTCAATTAAGTGGAGCCGCATCATCAAGTTTAGCTCCTACTACAACTACAGCACTTCCTACGGGTATGGTTGACCAAGGTCTTTCTCCTGCATTACAAAATTCAATAGGTACCTCATTTACACCAACAGCGGGCGTAAATAAAGGGGTTAATATGGCTAATGTAACAATGCCAAACACAGGAAAAGCTTTAGGTTCATTTGGTAACCCATCAGGTAGTTACTTAAATAGATTAGGTGGCGGTAGTACGCTTATGGGTGCTGCTAAACTAGGTGCCGCAGGTTTACCTGTAATTGGTGCTGCAGCTATGCCAGACTACAATCAAACTGAAGACCCTATGTCTAAGTATGACCCTAAACGTAGGTTAAATTTAGGTATGACTACAGGTATTCAAAATGCTATGAAGCGTGATTCAGGTCTTAGACTAAATCAAGGATTTGCACAAGGTGGTTATACAAGCGACAGAAGACCTGAAGATTATACTGCTGAAGAGATTGAGTATATGTTTGGCGACCCTAATAGTAGCGAAGCACTAGAACGTGCAACTTTAGATAGAGAACATAGGCGAAGATTAGAAAACTACGTAGATATATATGATAGGTCTCCTAGAGGTGAATTAGAGAGTATCTTAGAAGAGATAAAAAGTATTCCACAGAGAATTAGAGATTTTCAAGAAGGTGGTTTAGCTGACTTACAACGTGGCTACTTAGCAATGCCACCACGAGCAATGCCACCAGGCAACACGTATCAATTAATTAAAGAAGGTGAAAATTTTAATGAGTATCTTGTTCAAGCTCCAAACGGAGCTGTTAAAAAAGAAATTATACCAAACAAAGATTTTTCCAAAGGTGAATTAAGGCAAATATTAGGACGAGAAGATAAAACTTCTCAAGCTGATTTTATTGGTGGGAAAGGTATGGCACAAGGTGGCTATTTAGAGACAGGCATGGGTGACGGTATGTCTGATGATATAGAAAGTAGTATTGATGGTGAACAACCAGCAGCACTATCAGAAAACGAATTTGTAATTCCTGCAGATGTAGTTAGTGGGCTAGGTAATGGCTCTTCTGATGCAGGAGCAGAACAACTTTATGCTATGATGGATAGAGTTAGAAAAGCCAGAACAGGCACTGAAAAGATGGGTAAAGAAGTAAACGCAGAGAGGTTAATGCCAGCTTGAAGAAAGCAACGATTGTTCCAAAAGAACACATCGCAGACGTTTGGGAAGATATACAAGGGTATGTAAAAAACTGTGCTAAATTTACATACGGAAGATTTACCGAACAAGATATACTGAGAGATGTGTTATCAAAAGACCAGCAGTTATGGGTCTCGTTTGATACTGAAACTAAAGTTATTGTAGGGTTTTTGATAACAGAAGTAGTAGAGTACCCTCAAGTAAAGATGTTAGTTATGCATTTTACAGGAGGACAGGATTTTAAAAGTTGGGTGCCTGACGGCTTACCGAAGATACAAAAGTTTGCAAGAGACAACGGATGTATTAAAATAGAGTCACACGGTAGAGCAGGTTGGGAAAAAATGTGGAAAGAATACGGATATAAGAAACGATTTGTATTTTATGAATTACCAGTGGAGTGATAGATGTTTTTAAAGTTAGTACCAAATAAATTAAAAGTATGGTTAGTTAAACAACTATACACAGACCTTGCGTCCAAAGGACGTATGGGTGACACTCGTTTAGCTCACATCAATGACTACGAAGCAGACTTACTAAAATCAGTGGGTGGCTCAGGTACAATCAATCCTGCTACAGGATTATCTGAGTATGGCGGAGGTAGTGGTGGTGGAACTACTAAGTCAACTACAACTAACTTACCTGAGTATGCTCAACCTTTCTACGAAGAGTTAATGAAACAAGCAGCTCAAGAAACTTACACTACAGATGACGCAGGTAATGTAACTGGTGTCAAAGAGTACACACCTTACACAGGTGAAAGAGTTGTTGGGTTTAATCCACAACAACAAGCAGTACAACAAGGTGTTGCGGGACTACAAAATCCTAGTCAATTTGCTACTGCTAATCAAGTATTAGGTGATGTAACTACTATGGGTACATCTGCAGCTGCTCAAGGCTTAACAGGTGCATTAGGGTATAATCCTGGTGCAGTAGAAAGCCTATCTATGCAAGCTCCTGGTACGTTTGATGCTACTACTAGAGACCAATATATGAGTCCGTTTACTGATGCAGTAACAGAACGAGCCATAGCAGAGGCTAGAAGACAAGGAGATGTGCAAGCAAACAAATTTGCTATGCAGTCAATAGGACGAGGTACTTTTGGTGGTGGTCGTGAAGCATTAATGACTGGAGAAGCTGATGCTAAAACTAACGCTTTGATAGCTGACCTAAGAGCTAAAGGAGACCAAGCAGCTTTTGAAAACGCTCAGATGCAATTTGAAAGAGATAGAACAGCAGGTATAAATGTTGGTACTCAGAATTTACAAGCTGAACAACAAAGAAGACAACTACAACAATCAGGTGACCAATTTGGTGCAGGACTACAAAAAGATTTAGGTCTTACAGGATTAGGCACTACATTACAAAGTGCTCAAGCTACAGAAGGATTAGGTAGAGCTGAACAAGTAGCTAATTTAGAAAGACTTAAAGCTCAATCAGCAAGTGCTAATGAACAACAAGCATTAGACCAAGAAATTGCAAACATAAAATATCAACAATTTAGAGAGCAAGAAGATTACCAAAGAAAATTACTCGAGTATCAATCAAACATACTTCGTGGTAATGCAGGTGCATTAGGTGGTACTGAGGTACAATATGCTCCAGCTCCTAGTTTAGCTTCACAGCTTACAGGTACAGGAGTTGCAGGTCTTGGACTATATAGAGCAATGAGTGGTGGCTAAAGGAACATTATGAATATTATACAACTACAAGACAGACTAAAAGGATTACCAGAGCAGGCGTTAGTTAAATACGTAGAGCAACCTATGGGTGAAGTACCTATTTATCTTGCATTAGGTGAGCTACAAAGACGTAAAGAAATGAAAGAGAGATTCCAAGCAACTCAAGCAGATAAACCTAGTGTTGCAGAACAACTTGTAGCAGAAGCAAAACCAATGCAGATGGGACTTGGAGCAATGGCTCCTCAACAAATGATGCCTGAAGGTCAAGGCGTAGGTGCTCCACAGCCAACACCAGAAATAGACCCAAGACAAATGGCAGCAAGTGGTATAGCTGCTAACCCACAGTCAGCCGTAGGTGGTACAGCTATGATGAAAGAAGGTGGGATTGTAGGGTATGCACCTGGTGGTAATGTTCAATACTCAGATGAGTTTATAAGACTGTTAGAAGAGCAAGCAAGACTGAATCAAGGAACAGGAGGGCCATATGGTGGCTCTATTATGCCTGAGTATTATGTTCCACCACCAAAAACCATTATTGATGCTCAAGGAAACGAAGTGCCTTTTGCAGGGTCAAGTCAAAGAATACCTATTGCAGGAAAACCAGGTGAGTATAGAACTGCCCCTTTTAATACATCTCAATACACTGGAATGGGTACTAGAGCTAGTACTGCTAAATCAGGGGAATATGTTCCTTTTGGGGAAGGTACATTTGTAGGCGACCAATCTGACTTAGATTCACCAAACAGAACAGGTTTTCTTGGTATTGACAGAAAAAACCGATTAGCTAGAGAACAAATTGAAAGAGAAGAGTCTCTTTATGGCAATGCTTTTATGTCAGAAGAAGAAAGAAAAGCAAAGAATCTACCTACATTAGAGTCACAAACTAAGATAATAAATTCAGCTCAACAAGATAAAAACCAAAGTATATCTTCAGGTGGAAAAGTAGGTAATTATGAAAACGGAAAATATGTAGGTTCAGGTAAAGACCCACTTTCAGAAGGTGCGTTTAAAGATGATATAAAAAAACCTGAAGAAGTTAAAGAGAATTTAACAGAAGCGGAAAGACTAGAAGCGGAAAGACTAGAAGCGGAAAGACTAGAAGCGGAAAGACTAGCTAATGCAGGTAAAAAAGATGAATTAACAGGTTTACTTTCTATGGATGAAATATTTGACCCTTATAGAATGTCTATTGAAGAGGCTAAAGCAGAAGATAAAAGATTAAAAGAAGCTTACGGTATAGACACTGGCTTTTATGAAGATGGAAGAAAAAACAATATAAACATGAGTTTAATTCAAGCAGGTCTAGCTATTGCAGGTGGTACTTCTGCAAACCCATTAGAGAATATATCTAAAGGTGCACTTCCTGCTCTTGAAGCATTTAATAAAGAACAATCTAGATTAAGTGGGGCGAACAGATTAGAAAATATGCAGAGCCTACAAAATTACAGAGATAATCAAGATAAATTAAGAGCTTATGCAATAGACCTTTATGGAAAAAATGCTTTAAGAGATGCAGAAGCAGCGAAACTTAATGTAGGGTATATGGAAAAAGCAAAAAAAGAAGCTCAAGATAAAATGAATGCTCTTTATGGAACGGGTATGGCAGGTACTTTCTTTAATACTCCTTTGGGTAGAATAAAATATGAAGAATTAAGAAATAAATATGCTGTTAAAGCTTTAAAAGAGTATACAACTAATGAAATATCAGATGAAATTATAGAAGTCTTTGTTCCATATATTGACGCATCAGGAAATGTAGCACAAATTAATTTAGCTAACAAAGAAGACCTAGGTAACTTATCTCAAGAGCAAATAAAATCTTTAAATGAATATAAAAACTAATAGTGGAGCTTATGCGTGGCAACTCGACAAGAAGTATTACAAGCTATAGAAAATGCTAAAGCTGCTGGAGATATTAAAGCTGTTCAAGTTTTATCTGGAATATTACAACAATCTCAAGGCATAAAGTCTTTAGCAGAACCCGATGCTAACGTAGGTAATTTTTTTGAATCCCTAGTAGGTGGTACCAAACGTCTTTTTTCAAGTGCTGCTACAGGAGTAGAAGCTCCATTTACTAGTGGTGAAGAGGCTGCTGTATCAGGCATTCAAAGACAACAAGAAATTACTGAACGTCCAGGTGCTAGTTTTGATGCAGTTAAAAAAACTTATGAACAAGAAGGAGCAATAAGTGCATTAGGAGAAATAGGTTCTCAAGTACCTACTGCTTTAGCAGAACAAACTCCTGTGTTAGCTTCTATTTATGCTGGTTTTAAAGCAGGAGCTTCGTTACCTCTACCCCCTCAACTTAAAGTTGCTGCAGGATTGATAGGTTCATTGATTGTACCCTTCTTATCTATGTCAGGTAATAACATGCAGCGAAAAGCAGAGGAAGATATCAAAGCAGGAAGACAAGTAGATGTTAATGAGTTAACAGCTTATGGCACAGGTTTAGTTCAAGCAGGTATAGAACGAGTAGGTTTAGGTTTATCAGGCGTAACTAAAGCAATGGGGATGTCTATTCCTCAACTTATGAAACAAGGCGGTACAAAAGCAACTGAAAGACTTGCTAAAGAAAGTTTATCAAAAACTATAGGCATGGGTATGGGTAAATTAGCGGCAGCAGAAGGTGCAACAGAAGTTACTCAACAAATGCTTGAAAGGTATTATGCAGGACTACCGCTTACTGATGAAGATGCTAAAAAAGAATATATTGAAGCAGCATATGCTGCAGCTTTATTAGGACCTACTGTAGGTATAGGTTCTAGGGTTAAATCTAAAGGAGAAGCTCAACAAAAATTTATCCAAGATGAATTAGAAAAAGCTAAAAAACAAAGTGGCGAGTTTGAAGAACAAGGAGAACTTGATTTTAATGAAGACCAGAATCAAGAGGGTCCTACGATTGCATCAGCTAGGGAACAAGACCAAGACCAAGACCAAGACCAAGACCAAGACCAAGACCAAGACCAAGAAAAAGAAGAAGACCCTTCTCAACAACCTCTTTTTGAAGAAGAGCAGCTACCTATACTAGAACAAAATCAAGACCAAAATCAAGACCAAAACCAAGACCAAGGTCAAGACCTTGATGGCTCTGAATCATTTGAAGATTTAAAGAAAAAGAAAATAATTAAGCCTAGAAAAGTAGAGCAAACTGACACAATTAATCAAGACGTATTAGATATATTAGGAATAAAAGAAAACACTATAGCTGATAAACAATTAACAGAAGATTTAGACCTTAGTAATCCTGAAGTAATAGACCAAGTTGATAATATTCTTAATACAGCGGTTAAATTAAAAGGAACTAACACTGATGCTATTAATGATTACAGACAAAAATTAGCTCAAAAGAAACAAGCAATAGTAGCTGCACAAAAACAATCAAAGAGCGACTCTATACAAGGTGAAATAGACCCTGCACAAGCTGAAATAGCCTTAGAAACAGATGTTTTAAATTTTATAAATACTGAAGAAAACTTATCTGTTAGTAAATTACGCAAACAATTTAAACTTACTAAAGAACAAGCTACAGAATATCTTGAAGATGGTATTAATGCTGGTGTGCTTACTAAAACTAAAAAAGGAGCTGGTTTTGTTTATACAAAACCTAAAGGAGAAGGAATTGTCGGAGACCCTGTGGTAGACTCTGTTAGTAGGTTATCGAAGACTACTCGTAAAAGAAAAAACCTTTTAAAGAATAATAAATATACACGTGGAGGTTATAACCAAGATAAAAAAGATTTAATTAACGACCTTTTAAAAGAGGCTGGAAAATTTTATGGTTTTGATTCTAAAGATGTAAACGCTGACACCATTGATGCGGATTTACAAAGAGCATTAATAGATAGAATAGATTATGAGTATAGAAATGTGTTTGACTCACAAAAAGAGGAAGGAGATAGACCCTCTGCAAGAGATGCTTATGCGAGAGTTTCTGAAAATTTATTTGATACATCTTTAGATGCGGAGGGAAACATAACCTCATTTGAAATATATAATGATAAAATTCAAAACTCACTTAAAGATTTAGCCCCAAAACAGAAAGTGCAAGATGCTAAAGGAACTGTAGAAGCTGCACCAAAGCGAGTTGATATTATTAAAGAAGCTGCAGAGAAAAAAAATACAGACCGAGAAGCTGCACCGATAGTTGCTAAAAACTTTGACCCAAAACTAGAGGGTAAGCAAGTAACAATAGCTCAAATTGATTCTAACACAGGTAAAGTAGAGCCTGTAAAAGGAGAATATTTTAATAGACAAGGAGAGCCATTTATACGTTATGAACAAGATGGTGCTTTTATACAAAAAAAAGTTCAAGAAGACGCAATAATAAATCCTACAAAAAAACAATTAACTACACTAACAACACAAGGTAAAAAAGTAGAAACAAAGATAAATAAAACTAAACAAAAACAAGTAGCAAACACTAAAGCACAATTAGAAAACGATATAAAACAACTAAAACTTATTGAAGCAGGAGAAATGGACGCTGGCTTTGAGCCAGACAGTTTACTTTTTGAACAAGCTAGACGATTTACACCAGAGAAACGAATTAATAAACTTAGACGTAACTATAAAGCAGGACTATATGA